CTTTTAGCGTCTGCATAGCATGCTTACCTACGGCTTTCTTGTATGTGCCGAATAGTACAGACTCCTTTGGTAGAATCTGTAAACACTTGATTACATCCTCGCATACTCTCTTGTATAGAACTAAAGATGCGTGAGTGATATCATATAAAGCATTGTTAGCTGAAGCTATTTGCTGCTGACGTACACCTACTAGTGCGTCTGCTTTTGGAGAAGAGCCATCAACTGCCTCATTAACTCCCGTCGCGTCGCGAATCATTCTTAGGTAGTGATTGTACAAGCCAATCAATTCGTTCACGTTACGTATAGTATTGCTTATCTCTCTGATAGGTGGGTTTGCAAATCCTCCTTCAGGGTTCTTAGAGCGGTAATACATTACACCTGTCTGCTCGTAGATATCTTGGATATCCAACGGAGATAACTCACCACCTGCGCCAAGCTGTACATTGTCCAAACCTTCGATGTCAATCATGATACCGTCAGGCTTAGCCTTAGCGATAGACTGCTGAATCTTCAAGTGTGTAATCTGTAATTGGTCAGCGAAACCTATAATGCTAGTCACCATAGACTTAGGAGTCATGCGACGTAGGTTCGTAGCCACAATAGAGTAAGACAGAGTAGTTCTGCTTAAGTCATGTATGTTACGAGGTTGGTTGTGCTTTTTACCGTAGTTAAGTAGTACATCAGTACCATCTATATATAGACCACCGTATAAACACATGTTCTTCATGAATACAGGGTTTCTGTCATATACAGACTGCGTAGGCATCTTGTACTCTTCACCTTTGAAGTAGAAGCCCATGTTTCCGTAACGAGACATCTTTTCCTCGTATACCATTTCGTCTAGACCTATATATTCAAAGTCTAATACGTTTACTGTGTATTCGTCGTATCCGTAAGATTGACGTCCTGTGCGTTGGTCGTAGTAATTTCTAGCTACCTTAGAGCTATCGTTACCAAACTTATTCTTTACTCCTTGACCTATTCTTTCCCATTGCTCTTCAGAGACGCTGTTTCCTGCTATTCTCTTTAGCTCCATGATTGTCATGATGCGAATCTCACCTGCGTATACCAAGTCCTTAAGGAATGGGTCTTCAGAATAAGAGTGTATCAAGTGACTAGGGTCAACGTAGCGCTCAACGATACCATGGTTAGGGTCGTTTTCACGTTTTACTGCGGCCATACCACAGACTACTAAATCCTCTACAGCTCTACGGAACGTACTGTCATTAAAGTCATTCCACTCTAGGGTTAAGTTACATGCAACCTGTGCAGCAATTTCTGCAGCAATTTTGATATTTGTATCCATGAATATCTCTGCCTCTTCCTGTGTGTCAGGTAGGTTGTCGATATCGTCAGTAACTTGAGCACCAAGGTCGCGCATTTCTGTCAAGAACTCTTTGTTCTCGATAGCAGCTTTCACACGAGCTTTTTTGTTCTCCTTCTCACCACGTGAGATAGGGTCAATAGCCTCTAAGTTAGGATATGGTTTCTGAGATAGTATCTTGTTTACTACAATCTTTACGAATTTAGGAACGATAGGTACAGGAGTCCAATCCAAGTTAAGTAGCGTACCGCCACCACCTGCACCATCAAGGCTGTTAAGTATTTGCTTGTATATCTGAGTAGACTGAGTTCCTTGAGCGTAATCTCTAGCTCTTTCAAACTCCTTCATTCTCTTTTGATACAGGGAAGATGTTGACTCTGTGCCGCCCCATTGACCGAGGATAGCTTTTGCGTATGCCTTACCGTACCCTTGAGATAACTTCTCATTGGATTTAGCGGTAGGGTCAGGGAAATTTCCGTAATTCTTCTTCATCGTAGTGCGTTTCGCTCTTGATTAACTAGATGCAAAGATAAGAAAAAATCCCTAAGCGTTCGGGTTGTACCGTCTAAAGAATGTCTTGTTGGTAAAGTCTGCCTGTTTAGTCACCTTCGGCTTGATTTGTGCTGCTAGTAAACAGAGTCCGCTTGATATAGTTAAATCATACTTGGTACGATTATCTATACGGAATCCTATCCAATCTTCTAGTGTATCCTGTAGGTACATTTTACCCATTTGTCCTGAGTCTATGTTCTCTCCTACATAGTTATGTATATAAGACTCTATAGCCATAGCGTGCGCCTGTATAACCTCTGCTGAGGTAGACGGTATACCTTTTGTCTTAGACTTGGATGCTCCACCACCTAGATGTGTAGGGCGGTCAAGCAGATACTCTAAATACCCACGCTCCTCAAAATAACGAGCTATACCGTATTTGTTGTTCTCGATTAGGATTGGGTATCCAAAGTATACTGCCGCCATTAATACATCTTCATAGAATATCTTGGCCATTGGTGGGCGTGAACAATACTCTGCGACGAATACGTTGCTAGCGCCATTCATGTTAAACTTATTATAGAAGTGACAAGCTCCCTTAGAGCCTCTACCGTCTGTTGTAGCGTCAAGGTCATAGCTATCGACTCCACCAACGCCTAGGTTACCGTGTGGAGCTTGGTAGTGCCCGTTACGGTGCTTAGACCTTATATTGCGATTGTCTTTCTTTGGCTGCCATGACAGCGTCCATCTGCCCTCGGGTGAAGGCTCAAACACAACCTCTGAATCCATCTCTCCACCTTTCCAATGGAAGTTACCCTTTACTACAGGGCTAGGATACATCATGTCGTTATATTCCTTCTGTTCGTATATCTTACCTAGATTAAACAGACTGCTTTCTACTGAGTCACGGAACGCCTCCTGTGTAGAGAACGGGAACTGACGAGTAACCTCGTTCAATTCGTTTGCATCATTCTTGAGTGCCTTTCTCTCGTTGTTGAGGTAAGTCCTTGCACCATAGTCGATTAGCTCACCGTCGGAAGTTTCAGCAACTGTTTCAGGGTCTTCAATAATGGGGTTTCCGAACTTGTCGAAGAATCCTTCAAGCGCTTCGTAAGCGGGGATGAATATACGGTAGAGCATAGACCGTGTACGGCCATTTGCATTTCTTTGCGTTGGGTCTGAATCATTCCAAAGGTCTTTATATTGAGAACCACCTTTAGCCATAGGGTTTACCGTAGAGCCTACTAAAGCAGTACCCACAATCTTACGACCTACAATTAAACAGGTTCTGTTAATACGCCATGCCTCACGTATGTCAGCGGGCTTCTCCCACTTCCCTGCCTCGTCAAGAAACAGGTAGTATAGACGCTCACCATCATATGCGTTGTTCACTGTGTTCTTCCAATTGATTATGGTGTTCAGTGCTTCGCCGACTTGAGCTGTCTTATTATTCTTAGTAATTTTTTTCGCAGGCTCACGGAAAGCAAGCTCAACACGAGGGTTAGTAGAACCATCTTGAATAGGTTTAAAGAAGAACGGAAAGTGTCTGTACATAGATACCACCTTCTTCATAAAGACGTTATCACGTGCATCAGAACCCGTCTTAGACATAATGCCTAGAACCTTGTCCTTTACAAGAGTACCCTCAGCTAACAGAGTAGCCACCGCCATGTTTGTATATCCTGAACGTCTACACTTGGTAAACAACTGACCTACACAACGTGGGTCGACCTTACAGGCTTCTGCGTGAATAAATAGTTTGCGTTGAAATGCGAGGTAGTCCCCGTAGAATGAACCATCAATCTTCACCCATTGAAGCATGAAGTAATGTGTTCCTGTTATATAAGTTTTTTGACCATCAATGTAAAGCCAAACCCCTTCAGACCTACGCTTAAACTCTTGCTCGATATATGAACGATAGGTTTTGCGAAAGTTACTTGGCTGCTCCGCCCACTCATCCATAGAACGTATCCCTTTGAGCGCTTCGGGCAAGGCCTGACGTTTCCAATACTGCTCACCCCTATCATCAGAGGAAAACAATGTCTCATCCTCAGAGGATTCAATAGGAAGCTGTATAAGCAAACCCTCCAATTCGATGACTTCACCCATCGTATCGTTAGGGCATATGTTGATAACATATTCCTCATATCCTTCTATCTTCTTTAGACCTGCCATACTTAGTGTACAACGTACAAAGGTACGTTTAATATATTAATTAAATGTTTTAACAAAATTACTTCTTACTGAAGCGTTCCGCAAATCCACCACCAAAGTCTTTTTCTTCGTCGATAGTGCCCGTCTCTCTTGCGTTCTTTATCATTTGCTCTATATCCTGCCTAACCACTAACAGCTCCTTAGCGTCCATTGCTGTCTGCTTTATTGATGCTAGTTCAGCCTTACGAGCAGAGCCCGTAACCTCTTGGTCAACGGGCTTCTCTATTTCTTCTATCATATTGCTGATTGCTTTCTCGGTAGCCCTTAGTAGGTTTTCCGCTGCAGTCAACGTAAAGTTTTCGTTAGACATATGCTGCAAATATATAAGCAGGCTTCATGCGGAATACTTGAGAACCATCGGGTAGAGTTATTCTGTAGTCGGCGTTCTTACCGTACATTACAACATCTCCAACCTCTAGTCCTAACTCCTCTGTACCTGCGCTAGGGTATAACACGGCTGCCTCTTGTTTAGCCTCAACTAGCTCAGTCCCTAAGAACAAGCCACCCTCGCTAACAACGTCAACCTCTTTATCTTCTGTTGCCTCTAAGATAACCCAATCACCTAATACGGTAACAGAGTCATCCTCATGTATAACCATGTAAGCCTGACCGTTAATCTCGGTTGGATGCCAAGCCACTAAGTAGTGGTCTTCTCCAATGCCGTACTTCTCGGGCTGTTGGTTCACGTGGTGATGGAAGACTAAAGTGTCCCCAACCTTAACTGACTCGGGTAAATCAGCTTTAGCGGGGAGCGCTTTAATCGTACCATAAGATACACGCCCCTTGAAGTCATCCCAACGGGTGTCTTTAATAAGTTCAATCCCTGCTACCTCAACGGTATCTCCGAACAACTTAGGGACGTGCACTATGAAATCGTATAATGGTCTCATTATCCTAGGTCTATATCATATTCAACAATAACAGGCATATTCTCAATAGCCTTCCATAGGATTACTCCATCTTCGTTCTCTACATATATAAGGTATCT